TTCTTTTATGACGCGAACTCGCCTTAATGACCTTAGGGATGCGGAGTCCCAAATTGTTATCTTTTATTACAATTCTCCATCACAGGCATATTCACCATATGAACATTTATTTGTGTAATATTTTTTATGTCTTGTACAATATTGTATCATTACTTACTCCTTTATGTCCTTTTTATTGTATTAGACGGGGGCTGACTTAGATAAAGTCTGATTCCATATTAGTAACATACGTAGGTCTACGCTTATAGTATGTGTACCAAATGGTGTCCGTTCGTAACGGATTGTAACTAGTATATCTTTATACATACCAGCCCCTTGATTCATTGAGTTGCCATTCCCATTGTCTAATAATCATACTGTTAATAAATCATTTTCTTACAAAAAGAAATTGCAATAGACTTTACGCCTTACTCTAGCATTGGGTTATCAATCCATAAAAGTCCTTTCTATGAATGGTCTTTTGCGATTGCCGTGAAATAGAGAGTCCGATGTTTCGCGTGACAGTCTTCTAGTTGACTACGTTAATCATCTATTGCAATTATTAAGTTAATTTAAAGATTGAGCTGTTAATCTCTAAAGAAGTCAGTTAACTCGGTCACGACTATGTAACCGAGCAACGACCAAACAAGGAAAGCGAATAAATAACTCACTTCCCAAATACCTTTTTTCTAGCTCTGCATTGAGCCTCGTAAAGAGTTTTATACTTACTCTTAGGTACTTCTACGATCACATCAAAACCAGTGATAAAATGCCACCAGTTCTTATTTTCAGCAAATAAATGCATAACTTTTCTCCTTTATGCGAGTTTTTTATTGCAGGGATTTAAAAGGGGGACATAACGCCCCCCTACACATTGAAACTACCGAGCCATTTGAGCGATACGATTGTTGAATGCGTCAATGCCCCAATTGCGAGATAGCTCTCTATTGAAACCAACCCTGAAACCCTTTACCACTACACCTTTCTTATTCTCGTAAGAGGTAGGCGTTGAAGTAACATCACCTTTCCACTGCAACTGCTGTCTAGTAAGCTCCAGCTTTTCTGTTATCACAGGGACTTCAGAGGCATCGTTACAGAATACAGACGCTGAAGTTGCGGTGTCTATAACTGACTGGACTTCTTCATCTGTTAATTCAGTTAAGGGTTTATCTGATACTATCTTATCAAATGACTTAAGCCTTGCATTGAATACTGACCATTGTATGTTCATAAGTTCTCTCCTTATAAGAGTTATTGATTAAAATTATCTGCACCTTCGACAAGGGAGCCACGTCGTACTGCGGTTATGTGGCTGGTCTCGATACGTTTTTTCAACGAATTTGTGACCCGGCACCAACCGTAACGACGGGGGTAGGGGTACTGTATATCTCTCTCACCCATTCTAAACCAAATTTTTGAAAATGGTACGTAGTGAGATGAATGTCTGTTCTGTTACTTTCCTATTGTGAAAAGTAAACAAACACCCGATGTAGAGAGATTTAACCCCGAAACTGGTTTATTTGAGTTAGTCAGCGATATGGATCAAGACGAAATGATGGAAATACTGGGTGTATTTAGTGCAGAAGAGAAGATTATGCGTAGAACGATGCGGATAACAGATTGGATATGCAATATAAAAGGAATGCTTCATATTGAATATGATTGATACGCATGGATTATATAACAGTATATATAATACTGTAGTAATACTACTGTTATATATATATAACAGTAATATATATGGAACTGTTACGTAACACAACAGATATATTATTTAAGTATACTATTATAACAGTTACTGTATAGATGGATTTTATTTCACGAAGATTTAAAAAGAACGATTATCAAGATGTCACCTATCCTGTATACACCAAAGAAGAAGCAAATAATAAACAGATAGAATACAAGTCTTGGAGGGAGTGTCAGGTAGGTGATTTTGGTCTTAGTGATGATGGGTATGTCTCTGAATGTATCTATCGTAAGAAATATAAGAACAACGAACAGGTAACCTTTCCTTACGGGAGGCAATGGCTGAGTGAGGGTGGTAGACTTAAATACATACCTCATAGGGATACGGGTCAATATACTCAAGTTGGTGTTCTGACGTGGGATCAGCAAGAGGCGAATAAGACTAGAACCAAGAATGCAGTAAAGCTATATGCTGAGATGATGCTCAATGGAGACAATATCAATTGGGAACTCATAGGGAAGGTCTATCGCAAAGACCAGGAACGACCCGACCTTACGGCAAAAAGATTATTTAAAAAGGAAAGTATACAGAAAATGTTAGACAAAGAAATACAGAAAGCCCTGAAACAGAGAAATATATCCCAAGGAGATGTATTAGACATTTTATTAGATGGAATTGGGGTAGCGAGGGAAAATAAAGATGCTTCCAATATTCTTAGGGGTGCTGAACAATTCATCAAGATACTAGATATGCTGCCAAAGAAGTCTATGCAAACCGATACGGTTCAAATAGATATGACCAATACCATATTGGATAAAATAGCTACGGAAGAAAAGAAAAGTTTAAAAATGTCGCAGAAGAAGGAGGTTCATGATGAGCCGTACAAAGCAGAAGAAGAGGAATAAACCAGCGTTTCATAAAAAATTAGTTGTAATTGAATGCGAAGATAGTGATAAGCTTCTTTCATTTATGAAAGTAATGGAAACTGTGGGTAGAGACATGGAAATCAAGGTTACGGATGGAGAAACACATTACTATTTTGGGTCAGATTATTAAAATTGGACATTTTTGTCCAACTAAGTGCAACAATATTAGGATTTATAGCTTTAAAGACATCTATATCTATTAAAAATGGCTAAAATAGAGCAACAAACCAAGATATTACAAAAACTTAAGAACGATATGATGATGTTTGGTAAGGTCTGTATGCCAAATATGTTCTCAGCAGACTCTCCAGACTTTCATTATAAGATTGCAGAACGATTATTAGACCCAAGTAGTAAACAAATCAACATTGTTGCCCCTAGAGGTCACGCTAAATCGTCTATTGTGGGTGGAATTTTCCCATTGCACCATCTAATGTTCGCAGAAGGTCAGAAATTGGTGGTTTTAGTGTCTCGAACACAAGACCATGCAGTCAAATTACTCGGATTACTCAAAGATACGATGGATTTTAGCGATACATTTCGTTCTTTGTTTGGATATTGGGGGTCTCATAGTGCAAAAAGTTGGTCTAAGAGCGAAATTGAGCTAAAAGATGGGTCAATGGTCATTTGTAAGGGTACGGGCCAGCAGTTACGGGGTATAAAAGTAGGGAACCAACGTCCTACGCTTATTATTGTGGATGACCCAGAGGATGAAAACAATACCAAAACGGCTGAAGCGATGGAAACAAACCTTAGATGGCTTCTTCAGAGTGCCGTTCCTTCTGTAGACCCACGAAAAGGTAGAATAGTCATCATTGGAACCCCTCAACATCAACGATGCATGGTAGAAACCTTACAGGAAATGCATGGATGGGAAAATATGACCTTTAAACCAGACTTTGAGAACAATATCGCCCTATGGGAAGATTGGTGGAGTATAGAAAAGCTATTAGAGAAGAAGAAGGAATTGGATTCTATTAATAGGTTATCTGTGTTCTATCGTGAATATGCTTGTGAAATTGTGGGAGATGAAGATCAGTTGTTTAAAGCGGAAGACTTTTCCTACTACGAAGGTGATTTCATTCGTAAAAAAGGAAAAAATTATTTAAAAATAACATCTTTGGACAATTCTAAATGCGATAAACTGGTTCCCATTAATGTATTTACTGGAGTTGACCCCGCATCAAGTGTAAAAAGAAGTGCTGATTATTCGGTTATATTTAATTTGGCGGTAGACGATGAAGATAATCGTTACGTTCTTCCATATTATAGAAAACACGCTACGCCATTAGAGTTAGCAGAAGCTATTGTAAATAACTATCGAAAGTATAGACCTGAAAAGACTAGGATAGAATCTGTAGGATATCAAGAGATGCTACGAGAATATGTGATAAAACGCTCACAGGAAGAGGGATTGTTCATTCCCGGTCTCAATATTAAAGAAAATCCACGAAATTCAAAGAGCAATCGATTAGAATCATTACAACCTATGTTTGCAAAACGTAAAATATTTATGAAAAAAGATGACCAGAACCTTATTGATGAGTTACTACTGTTTCCAAGAGGAAGACACGATGATATTCTTGATGGTATGTATTATGCCAATAAAGGCTCATTTACCCCTTATCATGAAGTAGAAGATGTTCCATTGTTAAGTAGTAAAAGATTCAACATCTTTAACGATTGGCAATTAGTTTAAGATAGTACGTTGAGAGATAGAATTCTCTCTTTATAAAATCACGCCAGTTTTTTCCATAGGACATTATTGGCACATAATAAACATCCCGAAGTAACGAAGTCTGAACGACTTCTTGACAACTATCACGAAGGCAGAGCTACGTGGGCAACTCAGGCTATGGAAGACGATGAGTTTCGCAATAATCAGCAATGGAAGAAGGTTCATAAAGATGTATTGGCTCAACGCTCTCAAGTTCCCATTGTTGATAATATTATATATCCCGCAGTAGAACAGGCAAAAGCACTTCTTACTGCCAATAAACCAAAATTTCAATCCACGGGTAGAGATGACTCCGATGGTAAAGTTGGAAGGTTGTTTTCAGATATAATGGCATATATCTGGGATTTATCCAATGGTAATGTAGAATTAAAGCAAGTTGTGGATGATTATTATGTAAAAGGAATGGGGGTCATGCAAACCTATGTGGATGGATTGTCTGACTTCGGTAGAGGTGATGTTAAAATAAAAAGTATTGACCCCCTAGATTTATATCTAGACCCCAACTCAAAAGACCCATTTGCTAGAGACTCTGCCTGTATGATAGTAGCAAAAAGAATTACGGATGAACAGATAAAAACTGTTTATCCATTCGTTGCTGATAGAATTGATGAAATGATGACTTCTAGTAGCAATAACAGATATCCATCTACATCTAGGGATGGCTCGGAAGACCAACAAGTTGGGCCCACGGAAGATGATGACGGGTATTACAAGCATTATGAGGTCATTGATAGATATGAGAAGGTAAAACTCCCTTATTTTCATATCCTTGATTCCATTACCGGCGAAGAAAACATTATGAACGAAGAAGGGTTTAATGAATTTCTCGAAGAACCGGCAGTTATAATGGAAACTGCTCAAGGAGTACAGCACGTCACAGAAAATAATGCGGTGCTAGAATTATTGCAAGTGTATCAAAACACCGGTGGTGTCTACCATATGATGCAAGACCCTCAAACGGGGCAACCAACAATGATGCCTGGAGAAGAACATGAAGGTGCCATACCGGGAACAACTACAAGACTGACCATAGTCACCAATGCAGAAATGATAGAGGAGGGAGTCATTGTTCTTAATCGTGTTATGGTGGATAGAATTCAACGAATATTATCTATTGGTGGTTTACTTTTAGATAATCTAGTTATGGATATTGATGAGTATCCCATTGTTCCATTAATGAATAGGCACAATCGTAATCCATATCCTATGAGCGATGTTCGATTTGTAAAGCCAATACAGGAATACATTAATAAGCTAACCTCTTTAATCATTGCTCACGCTTCAAGTTCAACCAATACAAAACTATTGATACCAAGAGGGTCAATGGACAGAAAGCAATTAGAAGAAGAATGGTCAAGAGCCGGAACTGGCGTTATTGAATACGACCCTGAATTAGGACAACCCATTGTAGCGGGACCGATACCACTTCCAAATGAATTATATAAGAACAAAGAAGATGCAAAGGTAAGTATCTATCAGATACTAGGAATTCATCCACTGTCTCAAGGGGATCCAAGTGCAGCCCCTCAGACCTATAAAGGAACAGTGGCTATTGATGAGTATGCCCAACGTCGTATTAAATCGAAACTAGACGATATCGATGAAATGTTGAATCAGGTGGCAAAAGTAGTTATTCAATTGATTCAACAGACATACACCGATGAAAAAGTTGTTCGATTAATGAAGCCAGACGGCAGAACCACACAAGCAACATTGAACAAACCAGTTTATGATGATTTTACTGGTGAGATAGTCGGGAGGGTCAATGATGTTACGATTGGTAAATATGACCTTATTGTCGTTAGTGGCTCTACTCTACCATCTAATCGTTGGGCAAGATTTGATTATTATATGCAACTCTATCAAGCGGGTATTATAGACCAAGTTGAGGTCTTAGAACAGACAGAGGTTGCAGATACAGAAGGAGTATTGGAAAGAGTCTCTATTATATCTCAACAACAACAGACCATTAATGCTCTGGAAGAAGAATTAAAAAGAATTAGAGGCGACCTTCAAACTTCGGAACGTGAAAGTGTTCACGATAAGAAGAGGGTCGAGATCGAGAAATTTAAACGTCAGTTGGGTAGGGCGAGTGATAAGACCGCTAAAGCAGTGGAACTCTTTGAGGCTCGTTTAGGTGACCAACTTGGCATGGAACGGGAAACGGAAGCTGAACCAGAAACACCGGTTGCTGTCGGATAGACAAATCGGATAAGGAAATAGCATGGAAGAACAAGTACAAGACATCGTTGCTGAGGAAACTACAAACGATGTACCAGTTGAACAAACTGACGTATTAGAGCCATTTGACCCCACTTTTGACCCAGATAGTGGAATGTTTATGGCAGACAACGTGGCTGAAGAGCCACAAGTAGCAGAACAACCTCAGGAAACCCCTCAGGAAGAACGCTACGAATATTGGCAAAGTAAGTATGACCAACAGGCGAGTG